GTCCCATTCCACATCGTCGATCAGAAAATTCTGACGAGGGTTTGAGAATGCCATCACCATTCCGGGCATCAGGCACTTGGCTTGCATTACTTTGAGCATAGGTTTCTCCTGTCGGGCAACATGCCCCCATAGGCCACCGCATGGCCTATAGGTGCCGGTCAGTCCTCAGAATAGGCGGGTTCGATGGCGCGGCCTGAGTGGGCGCAGATGATCGGGTCACCCTCCCAATGAATGAAGATAGCGGCAGGGGTCCAGTTCCTTGAAGTGCCGTGCTTAAGTGAGTCCAGTATCTGGCGATAGTTCTCACGGGCAGACTGTGCGTCAATACACTCCCCGTCCATCATCAGGAGGGCACAGGGATAACCTCCGGGCCATGCATAGCCACCGGAGCGGATGAATTCTTTCAGGGCTGAAACTTTCACGGGTTCTCCAAAGCGCCGTCAGGCGCAGCAGTTCAAATAACCCCCAGCAGCACCAGAACCAGTGCCACCAGGGAAACGACGATAAGGGCTTTGTCCACGGGTTCCATGGGTCAACCCTCAAGCATTGCAGCAGCCACAGCACGGTGCATCTTCGCACCGGCCCCGGCGGTTACGGTAGTACTCTCTCCCTCCGGACGTCCATAGGTGCGAGACTCCCCGCTCTAGGCTCTGGCGGAGATACCGCCCAGCATGTGCCGCAGCATCGGGTTCGGACTCCGCTAGTTCGGGGTCAATCGAACGGGCCAGGGACAGATCAGGGTCCACAGCGGGGATCAGGTCGGACAGGTAAGCCCTGCCCTTCCCAAGAAAAACGATCAGGTCCCCCGGGCGGATAGGGGCACCAGTACGGGAGCACTTTCCCGGATAGCGTGCTGTCATGGTCTTCATGGTCAACCCTCGAGTGTGTAAACGTTACCGTTGCCGTCCAGCGTAGCCCCTACATAGCGGGCCACCTTTCCGGGCCAATGCTTATCGGCAAGGGCTTGCGCCCCGATCAGATATGCATCGTCCGCCCCGTGGTCATACCCTACGGTGACGGACCAAATAACCCCGCGTGAACGGTAAACGCTGGCCTTGATTCGTGAACCCCGGGTATCGGTCGGACCGAGATATTTAGTGTGAATCGCGATCATGTCTTTTCCTTTCATGCTGCAAGTTGAATGTCAATCTTCCGATAGTGGGAACCATGAGCGGGAAACCCTACGATCACATCACGCTGGCGCTGGCATAGCTGGCAGGTGGCGCAGCTAACATCTTCACGCTGTGTCGCAGGGCAGACCACAACCCGGCGTCCCTTAGGTGTCATGGTGTTTTGTGTCTGCGTGGAAGGCAAAACGCAGACCACCGGACCCGCTCCCGTGTCTGCCAGCGTATCGGCATCGTCCAGGGAGTTAGCCGACAGGTTTACGGTGAAGCCCCATTCGTTTGCATGCTTGATCCATGCAAGGGACGCGCTATCGCGATAGTGGGAATAGGTGAAACCGCGTTTGCCGATGTTGGCGTGCACCAGTTGACCGAGCGCGGCAGGGTCGACCGTGTGACCGTTACCGGGCAGATCGCCGGCCTGATTGTGTCGCCACAGTTGACCCTCAGGGAGCGAAGCGACAGCAGACACAAACCCGCTCCAATCCGTGCCACGGGAACCACTGGACACAGCGCTCCAGTGCAATGCAAGGGGACCGGCTGACGCATAGCACGCCGCCCGCACGGCACAGTTGACCGGGCAGGTGTCGCGCGAAGATGTGGACACGGGAATGGGTCCGGTCTTCCCATTCTTAGAAACAGGTGTCAGGTGGAAGTGCATAGTGTTTCTCCGTTCAGTTATTCCAGAGCAGTGCGACGATACCCAGCAGTGCCAGTGCAGCAGTGACGGCGTATAGGGTTTCCATGTTCAAGCCTCCCCGGTAGCTGCGCGAATAGCGGCGCGGGCTTGCGCCCATGCGTCATCATGCTTCGGGTAACGGGCAATAATCGCGGCGCATCGTTGGAGCGCTTCCAGCATCGCGGGAGCAGCCGCAACCAGTCCAGCATTATTAAAAAGCGCGTCGTGTCCCGTGGTGTTTTCTGTGACGGTCATATCAAAGATGGAAGAACCATCTTCGTCAACGATGGCCATAGTGCAAGAGTCGAAGTCGACTGTATTAAACAGCCAGGGCCCGGGAGTGTGTTTCATGTTGGGTTCTCCGTGTGAGTGCTATCAGGCAGCACAGATCACACTCTAGCAGCCAGCATGCAAGGTGCAAGGCAATCTTTTCAATGGAGATGCGGTGGCCGATAGACCGAGCCTATGCCTTGCCGCGCCGGGTGTTTGTTGCAAAGGAGCGAAGCGACTAGCAGTTCTCCAGTTGTTCCCCTATACTGTATAGAACCCCAGTACCCAATCCCACTATGAAGATGAGCCGCAAAGCACTAGAGAAGGGACTAAACGAAGTTCCCATCTCCCATATCCTCGGTGCCGACGTCTCCCGCCAACTAACCGCCAAACAACGTAAGTTTGCTCATGAGGTAGCGAAGGGATCGACTAAAGCCGATGCATACCGCAGCGCATACAACGTGACAAGCGAAGCCAGCGTACGTAATGACCCGTACCGTATCGCGGCTGATCCCCGCATACGCCGTGAGATAGAAGCCTATGAGCTGGCATTGGAGAGCGCGAAACTGCGTTCCCCTGCGGCCCTACGGGAATTAGTCATTCAATCCCTCGTGAAAGTTATCGTTGACCCCGACAGCAAACCAGGCCAGATAACAGCCGCAGCCAAGGTTTTGGGCACAGTAACTGAGGTAGCAGCATTTACCGAGCGCAAAGAGGTTAGGACTATCAGCAGCAGCGAAGACGCACGGGCCAAAGTTATGCAAGAACTACGCGCCCTGGTATCAGGCGGCGCAGAAGATGCGACGGTGATCGAGGCGGATAGCTTGATGGCAGAACTAGCGGGTGAGACCGTTAATATTAACGCTGACCCTGCCGTTAATATTAACGCTGAGGGCGAGAGCCTGGACGCGCCCGTTAATATTAACGCTGACCTGGAGGGGCAGGATGGAAGCGGAGAGGGCGGAGCGGCGACCCCACCCGTACCCGACCCCCCCGCTGCGTGAGGAGGAGTCCCGCGCACTTATACATACTATTCCACACGAACTGTCTTGCCTCCACACCAATGCCCCGTCGCCCTCCATCGCACCGTTAATATTAACGCTCACAAAAATTTTTGCTCAGTCCTCCGTGCCCCACCCCCTCGATTTGGCAAGACCCCCCGGCATGCTTTGCAGTGCAAAAAGTGGGGGGTGTACCAAAAATTTTGGTAGCGTAAATATTAACGGATGACATAAAGTGCTTTAACAAACGTGGCTAAGTCGTTGATTTGTATGAACTTTTTTTTCTTGGCGCTGTAACGTACAAATTTGTATGTTGTGGAGCGTAAATATTAACGACTTGAAAGCAATGGTTTAAGAAGTGTGTCTAAGTCGTTGATTCGTAAGGGAAAAGTGCTTCAAAGCCCTTTGAGGAAAGGGAACGAAGTGAGCCTGAGGAAGGGGCGCGTGGTACTCCAGAGTCCCCTTCGGAAGGTGTACGGCTCGTTTGAAGAAGTGATGGAGATGGGGATGACAGAGGCTCAGAACGAAGTTTTTTTGGTGATAGATGAGTGGTGGAAGAAGTTTGGGTTTGGTCCGAGCTACCGGGACATTGTGTATTTGCGGGGTAAGGGTGGGCTGGGGAGTACGAAGAAGATCGTGGATCGGTTGGTGAAGATTGGTGCGGTGAAGCGAGTTGAGGGGATGGGGAGGTCTGTGCGGCCCACTTACGTGAACTTCAAACATATCGAATGAAACTTGACGACCTAGTGGCTGGCTTGAGCCCAGCGGATCAGGAGAAGTTGCTGCAGCAGGTGCAGGACTACAAGGATGCGTTGGAGCGGGAGAAGTGTGAAAAGAGCTTCATGGCCTATGTGAAGAAGATGTGGCCTGGGTTCATTCATGGGCGGCATCATGCTTTGATGGCTAAGAAGTTTGAGGAGATCGCTGAGGGTAAGTTGAAGAGGCTGATCATCAACATGCCTCCTAGACATACGAAGTCGGAGTTTGCGTCGTATTTGTTGCCTAGTTGGTTCCTTGGCAGGTTTCCTGGGAAGAAGGTGATCCAGAGTTCTAACACTGCGGACTTGGCTGTGAACTTTGGCCGGAAGGTACGGAACTTGGTTCAGAGTGAGGAGTACGCCAAGATCTTTCCGGATGTGGCTTTGAGGCAGGACTCGAAGTCGGCGGGGCGGTGGGCTACTAATAAGAATGGTGAGTACTTCGCTATTGGTGTTGGCGGAACGATGACGGGTAAGGGCGCGGATCTGATGATCATCGACGACCCTCACTCGGAACAGGAAGCTGCTTTAGCCGCAGGAAATCCTGAGGTGTTTAACAGTGTGTACGAGTGGTACACCTCTGGCCCTAGACAGCGTCTTCAGCCAAACGGGGCGATAGTAATCGTCATGACCCGGTGGTCCAAGGCGGATCTGACTGGCCGGGTATTGAAGAACTCTGGGGAGCTTGGGAAAGATGAAGAGTGGGAGGTGATTGAGCTTCCTGCAATCATGCCTTCGGGTAAACCTCTCTGGCCGGAGTTCTGGTCTTTGGGTGAGTTGACTGCGCTGAGGGACGAACTGCCGCCGAGCAAGTGGAACGCTCAGTACCAACAAAATCCTACGGCTGAAGAAGGCGCGATCATCAAGCGGGAGTGGTGGAAAACGTGGGAGTCAGAAAGACCTCCTAAGTGTGAGTTCATCATTCAGTCATGGGACACGGCTTTTACTAAAGGCGAGAGGAATGACTACTCTGCGTGTACTACGTGGGGGGTGTTCCACCTCAACGAAGACGAGAACGACGCCAACATCATTTTGTTGGACTGCTTTAAGAAGCGGATGGAGTTTCCTGAACTGAAAGAAAAGGCTCATGCTCACTATATGGAGTGGGAGCCGGATGCTTTTATCGTGGAGGCCAAGGCTGCGGGTGCTCCGTTGATCTTTGAGTTGAGAAAAATGGGCATTCCGGTGTCTGAGTACACCCCGAGTAGAGGAAACGACAAGTTTGTCCGTATAAATTCAGTGTCAGACCTGTTTCAGTCGGGTAAAGTGTGGGCTCCTGACACCCGGTGGGCGCAAGAACTCATCGACAATATGGCCGCTTTTCCCAACGCGCAGCACGACGACGATGTTGACTCGGCTGTCCAGGCCCTAATTCGCTTCCGCCAAGGTGGTTTCCTGCGTCTACAGACAGACGAACAGGAAGAAATGCGGTCATTTAAGCGAAAAGTCGCTTTCTACTAAGGATTTGACATGGCAACGAACATTGAACAAGCTCTGGTTCCTATGGAAATGGGTTTGATGACCGCAGAACCGGCTCTTGAAATTGAAATTGAAGACCCGCAAGGCGTAAAAATTGGCATCGATGGGGTAGAAATTGACCTTATGCCGGAAACAGAGACGGCGGAAGAGTTTGACGCCAATTTGGCCGAGTACATGGACGAAAGTGAGCTTCAGTCCCTGGCCTCTGAGCTTGTTTCGCTGGTAGATGCGGACATTAACAGTCGTAAAGACTGGACAGAAATGTTTGTCAAGGGCTTGGAAGTCCTTGGCATGAAGTATGAAGAGCGCACTGAGCCCTGGTCGGGTGCTTGTGGTGTCTATAGCCCGCTGCTCACCGAAGCTGCCATCAGGTTCCAGTCAGAAATGATCACGGAGACCTTCCCGGCTCAAGGCCCGGTAAAGACGCAGATCATTGGTGAGTCCACCCGGCTCAATGAAGATGCAGCAGAGCGTGTCCGCGATGACATGAACTACATGCTGACCGAGAAGATGATCGATTACCGCTCAGAACATGAGCGG